GACGAATACACACCGTTCCCTATCGCGTTTATGTTGGCGATTGGTGAGGCTCGTGAGGCGGGGGCTATGGCTGAGCGTAAACGCATCATTGAGCTATTCGAGGGCGAAGGTCATTACTACGACTACCCGAATCCTTGTAAGTGTGGAGCTCCAACTCCCGAGTGGGTTACCCGTCTCATCGACCTTATCGAGGTAGACGAGAATTCCATAGTTCAGGATAACGACGCAACATATACCAAGGAGGAATAAAAGTGAGCAAGAAGAACATCCCACTCCCCACCCCTAAACCGTGGATTCGAGGAAGCGTCGACATCATCGCGCAAGCCTCCCGAATGATGGGAGAGACCAAGTGACCCTCGAAGCATTAGCCAAGGGTGAGCTGATTGACCCGAGCCTCGGCATCACACCCGGAGTGTGCGAGACCACCGTCAGCGGATGGGTTTGGTATTGCGACGAGCACGACTCTCACGGGAACGCTGACACGGAAGACGAAGCCGTCTTTATGTTCGACGCCCACTACGACTTCCACGGCCACGATGAAGAATGTTCTCCCATCATCTTCCTCAAGGAGAGCGACGCTTGAGCCTCGATAACGTGTCATGCCCGAGCTGCGGACGCTTCTTCGGCATCGACCGCTCCGAGTACGGATACGACACCGTCCTCCATCGCTCGACGTGTAAACGCGACTTCAAGGCTCGCCGATGACTCCGTGCGACGTATGCGGGACACTAATCCCCACGGATATCCACAACGAGGAGCTCGGAATGTGCCTCGGATGCTCGAACGACTTCTTTGACCACGATGACGATTGACCCTCAGCCCGGTGACCGAGTACGCGCTACCTACGTCGGAACCGTAGAAGCTCTCCGCGGCTCACCGAACCTCAGAATCAAGCTCGATAACGGGAAGGTCGTCTACCTATGGCGCGACCGCCTCGGCTCTATTGAAACCCTAGAAGAAGGAAGTAAGGCATGACCCTCCCGAACATCACCATCGGTTCCATAAACGGCGGCTACTACTCCGAGTTCACGCCCGAGGGCATGGTCGACCGTGTCCGTCTCTACGGATCGACCCGTGAAGAGGTCGAAGAGAAGGCGTTCACGTTCCTCGAGGAGCACGACCGCAAGCTCCGGGCGAAGGCTGCCGAAGCTTCTGCCACGGCTCAGCCCTACATCGACCGCCTCATGGGCGATTGGGTCAAGCCATCGCTCGCCCACCTCGGCATCCGAAGCGACGACCCGAACCTTGCCGAAGACCCCGGCTCGCCCGTTGCCGAGTGGGAGGCCAAGCATCCCCTCGAGGATGCCGTGAACCATCCCGCGCACTACACACGCTTCAACGTCGAGGTCATCGAGCTCACCGAGAACCTCAACTTCTGCCGAGGCAACGCCGTCAAGTACCTATGCCGTGCCGGCGTCAAGAACGCCGCGACCGAGCTCGAAGACCTCGAGAAGGCGCGATGGTACGTCGAGCGTGAGATTGACCGCGTCCGGCGTGGCGAATCCTAGCCAAGCGCGCCGAGGCAAAGAATAGAAACCATAAACCTCTACTTGAAGGAGCACCGCGTGGGCGTTATAAACTTCCCCGGAGTGGACAACCATAAGCCCGACCCCTTCATGGAGGGTTATTGGGAAGGCCTTGGTGAAGGTTTCAAGCTCGGCGATGCTGATCGACGACGCGGGAACCTCATCGGTGTCGCTTTCGGTGCGCTCTCAGGTGGCATCGTAGGAGCGGGCATCGTCCTCCTCGTCAACATTCTTCTCTAGCAGAGTTTAGAAACGCCCCTCATAAACCCTTTACATACCAATAGGGAGACTCCGGCGGACAACGTTCCGTCGTTGAGGGGTCGGTGGCGGGCTCTCTACATTCTCACAACTCAATAAAGAGGGCGATTCAGGTAGTCGTCTACGGTCACAGCCCCACGAGGGAAGCCGTAGCACGAGGGTTCGATTCCCTCATCGTCCACGATGCCGACGGGCATCATACGCCGCCGTCTAAGAGGACTTAGGCGGGGAACCTCGCGCAAAGGTTCTACGGAGGGCGAGCCGTAGCGTCACTCGCCCCATAGCTTTAGGAGCCCCATGAGAGAGTCATGCTCTTGTGGCGCTGCCATTCATACCTTGTTCTATCGAAGAGCCCTCGCCTGGCGAGAGACTCACCTTCACGGCGACCAACTCATCACCGACCTCACCTCAGACCTCGAGCTCGGCGGAGACTTCCCCATCGGATTCAGCATCCCGGCCGAGGAAGAAAATTGAAAGCCCCCACCCCATGCGCGACTCCCGGATGCCACGGGTACGCGACAACAAACGGGAGGGGTAAGTGTCAAGAACATCAGCCTCCACCTTGGCAAGGCTCCACCCGTAAAGAACGCCTCCCCTCCGACTGGTCTACCCGACGCCTCATAGTCCTCAAGAGAGACAAAGGAATTTGTCACCTCTGCGGAAACGCAGGAGCCGACACCATCGACCACCTCATCCAAGGCGACGATCACTCACTCACCAACCTCGCACCCGTACACGACCGCCTCGCACCTCATTGTCACCGAACGAAAAGCTCGAACGAAGGTCATCAAGCGAAGCTAGGCAACCGAACCAAACGAAAACTTTGAGAAGACTCAAACTCGAGCACACCTAACCGCGAGCCCCGAGTCCCCTCACCGGGGGAGACCCCCTCCCCTCCCCGCTCCTCCCTCCCGGCGCGATTAGCCCATACACAGAATCGCGAAACTCGAGAAGGGGGTCGGAATCATTCGACCGCATGGTCATAAGGAGAACGAGCCGCATGGCTACTACAGGACGCCCGCAGGGTCGACCGCCTAAGCCTATCGAGGTCAAGCGCGCGCTCGGCAACCCCGGCAAGCGTCCGCTCCCTAATGCTCCGATGCCCGGTGATGGCCTTGTTCCGATGAGCTCGGTTCCCGTTCCTCCTCCCCTTGGAGAGCCGGGGCTCGAGTTGTGGGAGCGGGTGTGGAGTGCCGGCAAGTCGTGGCTCTCTCCGACCGTGGACTATCCCCTTGTCGTCATGCTCTGCCAAGCGCAGGACGAGGCGGAGGATATCCGAACCCTCCTAGCCAATGGAACCGAGGAGCGTTACTACATCGTCTCGAACGGGCAGAAGGTGACGTCCCCTCTCGTCGCTCAGCTCAAGGACCTTCGCGTTCAGATGACCGCATGGTTCTCGAGCCTCGGCTATTCACCGACCGACCGAGCTCGTCTAGGCGTCGCGGAGATTCGTGTGGCTGACAAGCTCGACGAGCTTCAGGCTCGCCGTGCCGAACGTAGGGCTAACGCTTGACGCTTCCACTCCCTAATCCCGAGTGGGCTCCCTCTTGGTTCGTCCCTAGCTTCTCGACCGAGACCCGTGGCTCTGACGTCACGGACTTCGCGTCGACTCTCATGACCGCGTCTCGCGGGTTCAAGGCGGGCGATCCGCTCGAGTTCACCGCTTGGCAACGTTGGCTCCTCGACCGTCTCCTCGAGGAAGACCCCGTGACGAAGCTCCTCCGCTACCGTCGCGCTCTCATTCTTCTCCCGCGTAAGAACGGGAAGTCGCTCCTAGGTTCCGCGCTCGCTGCCGAGCATCTCCTCAACGGTCCCGCCGGAGCTCAAGTTTTCTCAGCCGCCTCAGACCGAGCTCAGGCTCGCATCGTCTTCGGCGAGGTGAGGAATCAGATTCTCGCAAGTCCGGAGCTCTCAAAAGTTATCAAGGTCTACCGGGACGCACTCGAGAATCCGTCCAATGGAGCGGTCTATCGTGCTCTCTCTGCCGATGCGCAGAGGGCTCACGGTTACGCTCCTTCGCTCGTCATCGCTGACGAGCTCCACTCATGGGCTTCATCACCGTCGAATCATCGCGGGGATGAGCTTTGGGAAGCTCTCACGACGGGCTCGGCTGACCGCCCCGAGTCTCTCGTCGTGGGCATCACTACCGCCGGCGGAAACACCGACACGCTACTAGGCCGACTCTATGAGCACGGCAAGAAGGTCGTGGATTCCAATGGCGAGCTCGACCCTCAATACGGCTTCTGGTCGTGGGAGGCTCCACAAGATGCCGACCCTACCGAGCCGGAGACGTGGCGCGTAGCTAACCCAAACCTTGCCGAGGGTCTCCTTGACCTTGGCGACTTCGAGGCGGCGATCGCTTCGGCGGGCTCGGCGGGCTTCGCAGGGTTTCAGCGTTACCGTCTGAACCAATGGGTTCGCCTGGCGGGCGAGGACTTCGTCTCCCCTCACTTTTGGGCTGAGGCTCAACGTGAGGAGACTATCCCTCTCGGCGCTTCGGTCACGGCAGGATTCGACGGCTCGGTTAGCGGAGACGCGACGGGCATCGTCATCCAAGACATAAAGACCGGGACGCTAGCCGTTCATGCCGTTTGGGAGCCCGACCCTAATGACCCGGAATGGACCGTGTCGCGCGACGACGTGAACGCTGCCATCGCTAAGCTTTTCAATAAGTACGACGTGCGGATGCTTTGGGCAGACCCGTCGTTCTATGAGCCGGACATTCTCACTTGGTCGCAGACATGGCGTCGCCGGGTTGAGCGTATCCCTCCCACGAACCACCGCGTCGCTCCTATGGCGCAACAATTCCTCGCCGACCTTGTCGCCAAAGAGATTGGTCACGACGGCGATCCACGACTTCAGCGCCACGTCCTCAACGCGGTCGCTACGGAAGCCGGAAGTTTCAAGAAGGAAAAGAAGGCCTCCCCTCGGAAGGTTGACCTCCTCGCTTGCGCCGTCCTAGCTAATGGCGCTCGACACGCCACTAAAGACCGCGCACCTAAGCCACGAAGGGCAACCATCCTATGAGCCTCACTCCCGAAGAGCTCGACCTTATCAAGGCGCTACGCGCGAAGCTTGAAGGCCACGACTTGAAGAACGCCGTTCTCGAGTCCTACTACGAGGGCAAGAACCGCCTCAAGGATATGAGAATCTCCATCCCCCCTCAGCTCCGCACGATGGAGTCTGTCGTCGGATGGGCGGGGACTTCGGTTCAGGTTCTCGAGGAGCGCCTCGACTTCGAGGGTTTCATCGCACCCGACACGCTCGGACTTCAGGACATCTACCGAGCCAACGACCTCGACGTCGAGTCTTCGCTCGGTCACCTTGACTCGCTCATCTACGGGACGGGCTTCGTCGTCGTCGGTCGTGGCATGGAAGGCGAAGCCGACCCGCTGATCACTATCGAATCGCCGAAGCGCATGACGGGCATCTATGACCTCCGTCTTCGTCGCCTCACCGCTGCGCTCTCGCTCGACCGTCACGACTCAGGTCACCCGAGCTCGGGAACGCTCTACCTCCCGAACGTCACCGTATGGCTCGCGTTCGACTCGAAGGGCAACGCGTTCGACGTCGCCCGTGACGAGCACAACCTCGGACGTCTCCCGGTCGTCGCGCTCGCGAACAACCCACGCTCCTCGAACCCTCACGGTCGTTCAGAGATTACTCGAGCCGTCCGCTCCTACACGGATAGCGCGATGCGTACTCTCCTCGGTGCGGAGGTCGCCCGCGAGTTCTATTCCGCTCCTCAGCGTTACATCCTCGGCGCTGACGAGGACGTATTCCTCGACGCTGACGGTAACCCGGTGAACCCGTGGACGGTCTATCAGGGTCGTCTCCTCGGTATCCCCGCGAATCAGGACGGGCAGATTCCGACCGTCGGTCAATTCTCCGCGAACGACCCGCGCCCCTACTTCGACCAAGTCAAGGCCTACGCTCAGATGCTCTCCGCTGAGACCGCCATCCCCGCGTCGTATCTCGGTTTTCAGACGGACAACCCCGCGAGCGCGGACGCTATCCGTCAGATGGAAGCTCGTCTCGTCAAGCGCGCCGAGCGTCGTCAGAAGCAATTCGGTCGCGGATGGAATGAGGTCGCCCGCCTGGCGCTCCTCGTCCGTGACGGTGTCATCCCTCCGGAGGCTTCGCAGATTCGCCCGCTATGGCGTGACGCATCGACTCCGACCCGTGCCGCATCGGCTGACGAAGCGGTCAAGCTCATCTCTGCCGGCGTTCTCACTCCGGACTCCGAGGTGACGTACAACCGTATCGGTCTCTCTGACACGGACAAGCAGACCCTCAAGGCGGAGAAGGCTACAGCATCCGCTAGTGACCTCGTCACGTCGCTTCTGAACGGTGCGCCTACTCAGTAATGGCTCAGCTCTCTAAGGACGTTATTCGCGCTACAGCGGTCGCTCAGAACGGCATCGCTGCTAAGGCCGTGGCTACCGTCTCAAGGCTTCTCCCTTCGCTCGACGGTCTCGACCGTCAGACGGCGGGTGGCGCTATTCGGGTCGTTGCGGGTGGAGTGATCGACAAGTTCGGAGACCTCGCTCTCATCACCGCGTCGGACTACTACAAGAAGCTCCGAGCATCCGGCACTCCGGAGGCTACAGCGGTCGCGTTGACTCGCCGTCAAAACGACCCGGTGTTCCTTGCGTGGGCGGCTGAGGTTGACAAGTCGAAGGCGGAGCGGACGAGTAAAGCGGTCGGGCGGTCAATGGCTAAGTTCTCGGCGGGCTTCACGTTCGAGGCTGAGACAGACCTCGGCGCGACGGTCGGCCGTGAGGTGACGAACATCTTCCGCGAGACGATGGCGAACGCTGCCTCGCAGGATTCGGCGGTCGTCGGATATCAGCGGGTCGCTTCGGCTAGCGCTTGCGCGTTCTGCGCGACGGTTGCCCTCAACCAATACACGAGCTTCGAGGACGACGACGGCTATCACGACCATTGCGGTTGTACGACCGTCCCCATCTTCAAGGGTCTCGACGCGTACCGCCCGGACTACTACGACAATTTTCAGAGTGAGTACGAGGAGGCTTTTGCCTCGGTCAACTCCTCTTCCGCTGAGGACATTCTCTCGGCGATGCGAACCATCTCGGGACGCTCCTAACATCTTCCGGCGTCTTGCCGGGAAACAGCCGCACGGCTGACAACTAACCCCGCATGGGGAAAGGAACCGCTATGAGTGACGACATTACCGTCAACGAAACCACAGTAGAGCCAACCGATGAGGTTGCTATTCCGGAACCGCAGGGTGAGCCGGAGTCGACCGATTGGAAGGCTGAAGCCCGCAAGTGGGAGAAGCGAGCCAAGGACGCTAACGCGGACAAGGAGCTCGCTAACAAGTGGCGCGAATACGAGGCCGCTCAGAAGCCCGCGCAAGAGCGCATGGCTGAAGAGCTTGCCACGACGAAGGCAGAGGCAGAGTCCGCACGGACGGCGCTCCTTCGTTACGAGGTCGCGTCAGAGAAGAACATTCCCACCGAGGCTCTCCGCCTACTCACCGGCTCCACTCGCGAGGAGCTCGAAGAGAACGCGGACGCGCTGATCGCACTCATTGCGACTCAGTCGAAGCCGAAGACCCCGACGCCCGACGCGTCTCAGGGTCGCCCCGCTACCGAGAAGCCCGGTCAGTTGACGAAGGAAGACCTCGCCAATATGAGCCCGAGCGAAATCATGGAAGCGAAGCGCGCCGGACGTTTGTCCGACGTACTCGGTCAGTAAACCAAAACACACCTAACCAAGAAAGGAGCTAGTCAACATGGCTATCTCTAACTTCATCCCGACTCTTTGGTCGGCATCCATCCTTGAAGCCTTCAAGACTTCACAGGCCATCATCCCCGTTCTGAACAAGCAGTACGAGGGCGAAATCTCGACCGGCAACGTGGTCAAGATTACGGGCATCACCACCCCTTCGGTTCAGGACTACTCGGGCAACAGCCGCGTCCTCACCATCGACGCTCTGAGCGACTCCACTCAGTCGCTGAGCATCAACCAGGAGAAGGCCATCTCGTTCAAGGTTGACGACGTTGACCGTGTTCAGGGAGCCGGTTCATTCGAGCCCGTAACTATGGACGCCGGTCGCGCTCTCGCTGAGGACGCTGAGGCTTACGTCATCGCTCAGCTGAAGTCTGGCGGAACCTCTGCCGGAACCGGCGCTATCACCACCGCGGCTCACGCTTACGCTGCGGTCGTAGCGATCCGTCAGGCACTCACCAAGGCTAAGGTTCCCGCTTCTCAGCGTTACCTCGCCGTGAGCCCCGAGTTCGCTTCGCTCCTCCTCGCTGAGGGTTCCAAGCTCACTTCGGCAGACGTCACCACCGCCGGAGAGCTCCGTAATGGTGTCCTCGGAAACCTCCTCGGCTTCACGGTTATCGAGCACCCGCTCCTTAGCCACGTCGTCTCGAGCGCCGTCAAGCCCGCCGCCATCGGCTTCCACGGTCCGTCCGTCGCTTACGTCGGTCAGATTGCCAAGACCGAAGCCGGTCGCATGGAGCTCGCGTTCGCGGACTACATCCGCTCGCTGAACGTCTACGGCTCGAAGGTTCTTCGCGCTACCGCCGTTCAGACGTACCTCCCCGCTAGCTAATCACTAGCACCCTCGAGCGAGGGGGACTTCGGTTCCCCTCGCTCACCCCCTCAGACTTACAGCTTGAAAGGCTCTCATGGCTACATGGACGACGTTCTCAGACGTCATCGACCGATGGGTCGGAACGGGCGCACCAACCGATGAGACGCTTGTAGAGGCTCTCCTGGCGGACGCTGAGACCGTCATCCGTTCCGAGTTCCCTCGGATTCAGGAACGCATCGACGGAGCAACTCTCTCCGTAGACACCGTCAGGTTCGTCACGGCTCGCATGGTGACGCGTGTCCTTCGTAACCCGGAGAACCTCAGCTATCACCAACAGAACACGGGACCGTTCGGTCAGGCTCGCAACTTCGGCAACGGGACAGATATTTGGCTCACCGATGACGAGCGCAAACTCCTCACCCCTAACGCTCGAGGCAAGGCCTTCAGCGTGAACCTCGCACCGGACGCAACGACGGGCGAATTCGTGTGGGACGAGCCCACCACTTCCGAGCCCGTCAACTTCCCGGAGCTCGACGACTAATGATTCTTGCCGGCGACGAACCCATCTACATTCACCGACGCACCGCTAACGGTGTCGACTCCTACGGGAACCCGTCCTTCACGGCTAGCCAAGAGCTCGTCCGTAATTGCCTCATCGGCTTCAGCGGATCGGCTGAACCCGTAGACGTATCGCGTGACCCTATCGACGCGAAGCTCACCATCTACTTCCCTCACGGGACGGTCATTCAAGAGGGCGACCGCTTCGAGATTCGTGAACAGATATGGGAGAAGGACGGAGACCCCTCCGTCTACGACACCATCGGAACCTTCGAGGTGGGCGTCATCGTGAACGTGAGGCGTCGCCGTGGCTAAGGTTCGAGTCGTTGTGGACAACGGGGCTCTCACCGAGCTCCTCATGAAGAACCCCTACATTCGCGACGCCATGATGGCCACCGCGAACGACGTCAAAGGCGCTGCGGAAGCTACCGCTCAGGACGCTCAGAACGGCGCGGGAGGAACACTCCACGGATACGCCGAGGCAGGATTCTCCGTCTCCTGGCAAGCGCGCGGAAAACGCCCCCGCCTCATCATCACTTCAGACGCCGACCCGGAGATGGCGCTCCGAGTTCACTTTTACACGCAGAAGCGCGACGGTATCGCGCACCTTAGAAAAGCCCTACGAGACGGAGCCACACGATGACGGTCATCTTCCCCGACGTCGAGCCCATCCTCGTCTCTCACCTTCAGGAGTCGCTCGACTCCATCTACGGCTCCGGCACTTGCCGGGTAGGTACGAAGAAGCTTCCCGCCGGGTCTCCCCCGGTCGAGGTCGAGGTCGTCGTCTTGGTTCAGTACCAACAGACGGTGAACGAAATCCTTCAGGAAGCGAGCGCCGTCATCGAGGTCTATGCCTCGGAGTATGGCGTAGCTAACGAGGCGAGCCTTCTCGTCGCTGCCCTCGTCGTCGAGGTTCCCCGCGACGTCATCAAGCGGGCGGTCGTAACTCTCGGTCCCGTCAGGACTCAAGAGGAATCCATTCAGGAGAAGCGTTCCATCTCGGTCGACATGACCGTCAAGGGAACGAACCCCTAAAGCTTCAGCCGACGCGCTGAATACCGAGGCGCTTGCCTCACCCCCCTTCAACAAAAGGAAACAAAAGAATGTCTACAGCAACTAACGTGCGCGTCGGAACGACCGGCGCTCTCTACGTTGGCTCGACCGGAGCAACCGCCCCGACCGGCGCTACCACGTCGCTGACCGGTTTCACCGCTCTCGGCTACATCCACTCGGACGGCATCACCGAAACGCGTGACCGCTCCACCAACCAGATTCGCGCATGGCAGAACAGCGACCTCGTCCGCGAGGTTGTCACCGAAGCTACCGCTACTTTTCAGGCGACTCTCTTGGAGACCTCGCTCGATACTCTCGCGGCCTACTACGGCTCAGCCGTTGACGTCGCTGACGGTTCCATCGAGGTCAACCCCGCTTCGACCGGTGGACGCAAGTCGTTCGTCATCGACCTCATTGACGGCACGGACGCCATCCGTACCTACATCCCCGCCGGTGAGATTCTCTCCGTCGGTGAACAGGTCTACCAGAACGGCGAGGCGATCGGTTACGACGTGACCATCACCGCTTACGCCTCGGCTGACGGCTTCTCGTTCAAGAAGTTCTACTCGGCTCTCGTCGACTAAGAACCCCTAAGCCGCCGGGGAGGGATAGAGCGGTCGTCTCTCCCCGGCTCCACTCACTTCGACCGCTCACACTTCCGCACCGCTAACCAAGGAGACCGCTATGGCTTTTTCATTCACTCACAAGGGAACCGACTTCACCGTCCCCTCCTTCTCAGACATTCCCGTCGGTGTCATCCGCAAGTCGCGCAAGGCGACCGATGACGGCGACCGTGCCTTCACCATCCTCGAGACCGTCATGGGCGAAGGCTCACCGGAGCTCGACGCCATCGACGACATGAGCTCTACCGAGTTTCAGAAGTTCATCGAGGGATGGACTCAGGGAGCGCCGATGGGGGAATCCTCAAGCTCCGAGAGCTAATCGAGGAGCATCCCGCCGAGCTCACCTATGACCTACGGGAACGCTTCGGCCTCACGCTGACCGACATCGGCTCGAGCGTCACCTACCTAGACGCCGTCTACCTCGTGTCAATTCTCATGCGTGACCCTTCATCGTGGACGACCGCCGCGTTCAGCGGATGGAATTATCCCGTCTCGCGTGAATGGATTGTCGCATCGCACACCTTCGACCTTCACGCGTCACTCAATTCCGGCAAGGGCAAGAAGCCTAAGCCGTACCCGAACCCGTTCCCGAACAAGGACGTCACACGCACCGGCAAGACAGATAAGTCTCCGGAAGAGGTGAAGCGACTACTCGCGAAGATGAACCCCAAGGAGATAACCTAATGGCAGAACGCGCTCTCGCGACCGCCTTCGTGAACATTGTTCCGGGTACTAAAGACCTCGAGCTTTGGATGAAGAAGGGGCTTCCCGACGCTGCCGACGAGGCGGGCAAGACTTCAAGCTCTCGTCTCGGTGGAGGGATGCTCGGCGGTCTCAAGAGCGCACTCGGTCCCCTGGCGGTCGCGTTCTCTGCGGTCGGAATCGCGTCCTTCACGGGCGACATGATTCGATCCGCTGAGGAAGGCGCGAAGGTCGACGCGACTCTCAGCAACATTACGAAACAGATGAACATCTTCGGAGGCGCAACCGGAACGGTCGTCACTCGCCTTCAGGACTTCGCGACCGAACAGATGAAGATGACGGGCATCGACGACGACGTCATCAAGGCAGGTCAGGCGAAGCTCATGACGTTCTCGAACGTCGCGAAGAGCGCCGGCACGATGGGCGGAGCGTTCGACAAGGCGACGACCCTCGCGATGGACTTGTCCGCTGCCGGTTTCGGCTCGGTGGACTCCGCCTCGGTCATGCTCGGTAAGGCTCTCCAAGACCCGCTCAAGGGAATCACCGCGCTTCAGCGTGTAGGTGTGTCGCTCTCAGAAGACCAGAAGAAGCAAGTCAAGGACTTCATGGCGGTCAATGACGTGGCATCCGCTCAGAAGGTCATCCTCGGCGAGGTCGAGCGTCAGGTCGGCGGAACCGCTGCCGCGTCGGCGACTCCTCTCGCAAAGATGAAGGCTCAATGGGATGACCTCACTCAGGCCATCGGTACGGAGCTTCAGCCGGTCATCTCAGGCATTGCCACGTTTATCACGACGAACGTCATCCCCGCCATGAGCGGACTCGGTGCGGGCATCAAGGGCGCGTTCCAATGGTTCTCCGATAATCAAGCTTGGATTCTTCCGGTGCTCGGCGCTATTGGTACGGCGCTCCTCGGAATCGCTATCTACATGGGCGTCCTCAACGTCGTCGCTGCCATTACCGCCGCGGGTGGTATGGCTGCCATCATCGCTTCAACGTGGGCGTGGACGGTTGCTCTCCTCGCTAACCCGATTACTTGGATTATCCTCGGCATCGCGGCGCTCGTCGCTGCCATCATCTTCCTCGCGATGAATTGGGACGCCGTCGTCAAGTGGATTGGTGAGGCGTGGGCGAACATCTCCAAGTTCTTCGCCGATGGTTTCAACGCCGTCATGAAATGGTGGAATGACTTGTGGACGGGCGTGTGGGAGTTTGTCGTCGGAGTGTGGAACCGTATCACCAAGTGGTTCGGTGACGCCCTCGGATGGCTCGTCCAAATGTTCCTCGATTGGACTATCTACGGCATCATCATCAAAAATTGGGATGCCATCGTCAAGTTCTTCGGTGACGCGTGGAATGGAATCATCAAGTTCTTCACGGACGCCGGGATGAACATCTGGAACGGCATCGTCTCCACGTTCACCAACGTCAAAAACTTCATTCGCGACACCTTCGTCAACGTGCTCAACGTCGTCAAGGCTCCCATCAACGGCCTCATCGGACTCATCAACGGAATGATTGACGGGCTCAACGCCATCCACGTCGACATCCCCGATTGGGTTCCCCTCGTCGGAGGTAAGAAGTTCGGCTTCAGCATCCCCCACATTCCCGCGCTCGCGAAGGGAGGCTTCGTCGACAAGCCGACTACGGCTCTCATCGGCGAGGCGGGTCCCGAGGTTGTCACTCCTCTGAAAGACTTTGAGCGAATGATGGGCATGGGTAACGGTTCCGGGCAGACGGTCAACTACTACGCCGCGCCGAACACGTCGCTCGATTCCGAGCAAGCTCTCACTCAAGCCCTCAAGCGCGCAAAGGTAATCGCCGCATGGTAACGCTAGACTTCGCTCTCCTCGGCGCTAACGGGGACACTATTCGCCTTGACGGCTCGGTGGACTTCTACCTCACGAAGGGATTCACCGGTCTCGGTATTCCTTCGACGGACTTGAAGCTGACACCGTCCGCCGGTGACGGTTCAACGTGGCGATCAACTCGTCGCGGAATCCGCGAGCTCGACCTCCCCATCGTTGTCGTCGGTTCAGACCGGAGCGACGTCGAGTCTAAACTTCGTCGCCTGGCGTCGGCTATGTCTGACCGTTACGGAACCCCGAAGCTTCTCGCTCTCTATAGCGACGGAGCATCCTATGAGATTGAGGTTCACTACGCGGGCGGAGCGGAGACGACGTTCGGTTCCGAGGCTGGCTCCACGTTCGCCAATTGGAACATTGCTCTTCAAGCTCCCGACCCGTATTGGACTTCTCAACAGTCCGTGCTCTTCTCCCTCGGTGCGTCTTCAGGAACGAAGGGTCTTCTCCCGGAGCTTGACCGGATGCTTGTTCAGACCTCTCAGCTCCTCGGCTCGTTCAGCGTGGAGAACCCCGGCGACGTGGACGCGTTCCCCGTGTGGACGTTCGAGGGAACATCGACAGGAATCAGCGTGACCCTCAAGGGTGTCGGCTTCTCCTACACAGAAACCCTCGGCACGACCGGCAAAGTCATCGTGAACACGAAGGACGCGACCGTCAAGGATGCGTCCAACGTGAACAAGTACGCCTACCTCGGTAGCGCGCCGAAACTCTTCTCCATCCCACCGGGCTCGTCGACGATGAGCATCACCGCTACCGGCTCAGACACAACGACCCGAATCAGCGGCTACTTCAACCCACGACGTGAGGTTCTCCACTAATGAAGGTAAGCGACCTAACCGTTGAGGTTCGCTCGGGGCTCACACGCGTCGGACAGATTCTCCCCGCCGACCTCATCGGGCTTCAGCTAGCCCTCCGATTCAACAAGGTGGGCGCATGGAAGATTACGCTGCGCTCCGACCATCCCCTCGTCGATACGCTCCGTGCTCCCGGTGCGGGGCTGATCGTCACGGCTCCGACGGGTGTAATCCTCTCTGGCCCTACGACCTCGGCGACTAACAACAAGTCGTCCGATGACCCGGTGGGTTCGTGGGATATTGTCGGCGCGGATGACTCGGTCGTTCTAGGCGAGCGCCTGGCGTACCCCGTTCCTTCGACCGATGACCTCTATCTTCAGACATCTGCTTACGACACTCGCACGGGTGCGGCGGAGACCGTCGTGAAGGCGTACGTCAACGCGAACATTGGACCGTCCGCTCCGACGGCTCGCAAGATTACCGGTCTCACCATCGACACCGACCTCGGACGTGGAGCTACCGTCACCGGCAACGCCCGCTTCGAGTCGCTCGGTGCGCTCGCCGAGTCTCTCCTTCTCACTTCAGGCCTTGGCTTCGACGTTGTTCAGTCCGGCTCGACCCTTGTCTTCAAGGTGTTCGCACCGACCGACCGCTCCGGCGATATCCGCATGGACGTCGATAACCTTCGCCTCGAGTCGTCGTCGTACTCTTACACTCGCCCGGACGCTACCCGCGTCATCGTGGCAGGTCAGGGCTCCGGCTCTCAGCGTGTCCTCATCGAACGTTCCTCGACGGACTCCACTACGGCAGAGACCGCGTGGGGTCGACGCATCGAGGTCTTCAAGGATGAGCGTTCTACAACGAACACGACGGCGCTTCAGCAAGCCGGCGACGAGCTCCTCGCCGATAAGGGACGCACGGTCGAGGGAATCTCGGTCAAGCCGTCGGACGATCAGACGATGCGTTACGGCGTCGACTGGGGTCTCGGCGACAAGGTCACTATCGTCGTCGGTTCTTCTCAGGTCTCTCAGATTGTCACCGAGGTCGCCATCGTCATCACCGAGGACGGCGTCAAGGTCGGCGCTACGGTCGGAGACCCGGCGGTCGCCGCCTCTTCGGACGATACTGAGACGCAGGTTCTCGAGACTCAGTCCTCGCAGGATGACCGCATCTCGGCGCTTGAGCGTAACGATACGACGACCGTGAATGATTCTCAGGTGACGACGGCGAAGCTTGCCGATGGCTCGGTCACGTCGGCAAAGATTGACGCGGGCGGAATCGCCACGTCGAAGGTAACCGGTCTTGACACGGCGCTCGCTGCCAAGGCTCCCCTGGCGAGCCCCACGTTCACAGGGACAACTACCGCTCCCCTTCTACGCCTAACGAATACAGACGACGCGTCTGCCTCTTCGACGCTCCACGCGCTACAAATTGGTGACTCGGCAGGAGCGAACGTCCGCATCGACGGGAATGAAATCCTCGCCGTGAACAACGGCGTCGTCGCTTCTTTAAACCTTCAAGCTGACGGCGGAACGCTAAACATCGGCGGAACGACCGCGGCGACGGTGAACCTCAACGCGAGCCGTATGACAGCCGACCATTACCCCTACGCAATGTCTGCCGGTACAGCGTCGGTCTCGGTCTCCTCATCTAGTCAGGCAAACGTCGCAATCACGTTCCCCTCAGGGCGCTTCACCGCGACGCCCATCGTGACGATTACTCAGAGCGCCGCGCCCGCAAACTCTCAGACGTTCGTCCCCCGGGCTATCGGCATGACGAGCTCCGGGTTTAGCGCCTACATCTACTCAGGAAATAACACGGTCACGACGTTCGTCGCGAGCTTTCACTGGCATGCGGTACAGATGACCTCTACAACAGGGGCAGGCTAGTCCTATGAGCGACATCGTATTCTCCGACTTCATCGTGACGTGTCACACAGACGGATGTCAAAACGAGGACATCCCTATCACCATCTCAGCGGACGCGGAGAACCCCAAAATCGTTTGCGGGCCTTGCGCTCACTTCATTACCGACGTCACTCTAGCCAAGTAAGGAAAGCAACATGACACAGACCTCCTATCCGTTCGACTCCACTGATACCACGGAAGCTCAGTATTCTCAGCTCTTCCGTCGACTCAACTTCACGGGCATCGCCGGCACGGTCGGCGACTCGAACGTCAAGGTCACGGGCGACTCGTCCGGCATGAACGTCAAGGTCGCCGTCGGCTATGCGATGGTGCGCGGTCACTTCTACAAGAACGACGCCATCGTCACGCTCACCATCTCGGCGGCCTCCTCGAACCCGCGACGTGACCTCATCGTTCTCAAGCTCGACCCGACGGCCAACTCCATCACGCTCGTCGTGAAGGCAGGAACCGCCGCCTCGACCCCTACCGATCCATCACTCACTCAGACCGACGAGGGAATCTATGAGTTCCCTATCGCCCGCGTGAACATTGCGGGCTCGGCGACAACCATCTCAGCGGGCAACGTAGAAGACCTTCGTCAGTTCATGGGCGCACCGTTCGGTCGTTGGACGACGGCTCTCCGCCCGAGCTCTCCCGAGCTTGGTCTCTCCGGCTTCAACACGTCGACGGGCATCCCCGAAGTATGGAATGGCTCCGCCTGGCAGGGCTTCAACGACGGCGTCAGCGCGTCCAACATCAGCTCGACGGAACAAGCGAACATCGTCGCGGGCAAGATTCGTGCGGGCGGAACCTCGTCCGGAGCTGCGACTACTATATTCGTTCAGTCCGCAACTCCGACCGCCAACGCAACCGGCGACCTTTGGTTCTGGTAAACGATGGCGACCTACTCAGGCGCTAAGGACGCTAACGGCTTCTGGCTAGACGTCGTCTACTCAGAGGGGACGCTCAACACGGCGGCCAACACCTCCCGGCTGACGACCTACTTCAACCTCCGCCACGACAACGCCGGAATGTTTGCCGGCTACTCAATGAGCGTTTACACGAAGTACGTTTACACCATCGACTCCGGAGCCGCGGTCACGCAATACGTCTACCAAGGCACAACCGGGCAACAGACGATGAGCGGAACATCCCTCACCTTCGGGACGGGAATGTTCGACATCCCCCACGATACGAACGGCGCTCAGTCCGTCACTATCACTTGTTATTGTGACTCGGTTACGAACGCGTCCTACGTCCCGGTCGGAACGACGGCCGCGGTGACTATCAACCTCACCAACTTCACCCGTGTCCCTACGGTTCCGGGAACCCCGACGCTCACCCGCACCGGTAGCTCCATCACCGCGACGACGAGCGGGTCGACGTTCTACGGCTCGAGCTCGCTGCCCTATTCGTGGGCGTACAGCATCGACGCCGGAGCGACGTGGACGACCATCTCCACTCCTCACACGTCAAGCGTCACGTTTGATTGCGGGAGCACTACGGCGACGGCACTCGTCAAGGTCCTCGCGACCGACTCGGAAGGCTCCAGCGCCTACTCGACGACCGCGAGCATCATCGGAGTACCCGTAGCTCCGACGGCTATCGCCGCGACTCGCGTCGGGCATGACGTCATTGTCCTCGCTGGACAATCGGAAGGCGCTAACCCCGCCATCCCATACTCCGCTCAATACTCTACCAACGGAGGATTGACGTGGTCGACCACCGTGGCAATGAGCGGGAGCGGAACGGGTACCTATACCTATACGAATCTTCCACCGGCGCTCACCTATATCTTCCGCGTCTACTCCACTAACGCCATCGGAAACTCGGCGTACACCACGAGCTCGGGCGTCTTCGTACCGGCGGGAGGTAAGCGTTGGACGGGTTCGGCGTGGGCTACCGCGACGACCGTCAAGCGATGGGACGGAAGCTCATGGGTTGACGTCTCGAGTGCGAAGCGATGGAACGGCTCGGCATGGATTGAGCTCTCATGAGTGAGCCAAGCATGACCGAGGTTCTCGTCGCCATCGGCCGCATTGAGGAAATGATTAAGGCAATGAACGACAAGCTTGACAAGCTCGAGTCTCAAACTGAGGAGAAGTTCAACCGCGTGGACGTTCAGTCCGATCGTCAATGGAAGAAGCTCAACGAGCACGAGTCGGCGATTCGTGTCCTTCAGGAACGTCAGGGTCCGAAGGTTCACTTCACGACATGGGTAGCTATGGCTATCGCCGTCGCCGGATTCATCGCCGCCTTCGTCACCTACATCGTCAAGTAAAGGAGCCAACTATGGCAAGCAAGAAGTCAGCCGAGACACTCGTCGCCGAACAGGCTGAGACTCCCGTCGTGGAGACCGTAGAGGAGCCCTTAGAAGCTCCCGTAGAGGTCGCACCGGATATTGTCCCGGCGGTCATCGCCGATCCCGCAGAACGCCCCTCATCGGTTCGTGCTCTGCCTGGCGACAGCTACGTCTCAATCGCTGAGCGCCACGGCGTGAACGCCTATGAGCTCATCGAGCTCAACTCCCACTCACCCATCTCGACCGGAACGAAGGTTCTTCTACCTTGAGCAACGCATGGGGTGGATACGCCAACGGCGCTATCCCTAAGAGCGCGATGATTCGCGTCAAGAACGATTGGTTCAAGCCCGAGGTCGGGAAGGCGCTCGCGAACGCTATCGCCGAGTGCGAACGAGCCGGGTTCCCCATCACAGTCAACGAGGGTTTTCGCCCCCTTGGCGTCCCCGCCGATCAGAACGTCCGGGACGAACGCAAGACTTCGACCGGTGGCTCTAATCAGCATTACGTCTACGGCGTCCACAAGCGCGGAGGTCCCCTCGCTGCGACTCCCAAATTCTCGAATCACGGGTGGGGTATCAGCGCAGACGTGAACCCCGGACGTGGGAACCCGACCGTGAAGAGCATCTTCGCGAAGCACGGATTCAGCTTCACCATCGCTTCCGAGTCTTGGCATTGCGACTACGTTGGAGCTCCCACCTCTTCGAGTAGCACGGAGCTTCAGGCACTCCTCAACCGGTTCGGCTACGGACTTACCGTTGACGGTGTCGCGGGTCCGAAAACTATCGCTGCCGTAAGGGACTTTCAGTCCAAGCATGGTCTCGCCGTGGATGGTGTCGCCGGACCTCTCACTCTTGCCGCCTTGCGTCAGGGTCCCGTCGCGCCGAGCTCGTCCGTGAACGTCAACGATTGGAAGTCTCTTCAGACATTCCTCAAGGCAAGCTTCGGTTACACGGGAGTCGTTGACGGCATCCCTGGACCGAAGACATGGACGGCCGTTCAGAAGTGGCTCAAAGCCTCTCACGGCTATACGGGTGTCACCGATGGTATCCCCGGACCTCTCACTTACGCCGCGCTCAAGCGAGCCGGTTCCTCACTCCGCTAACAAGTAAAGGAAACAAGCATGAAGAAGCTCCTCACCGCTCCGGTGCGCGCTTACATCTACCGCGTCCTCATGGCGATCGGTGTCGTCGTCGGCGCTTACGGTCTTTTGACGGATGCTCAGGTCGCGACATGGCTCGGTCTTGCCGGCGTCGTCCTCAACATCCTCCCCGTCGCTAACACGTCGACGAAGGAAGAGGACTAAGCGTGGACCCTCGCGACACTATCGGAGGTTACTCCGTTCCCGTTGACCCGATGGATGCGTTCCAATGCGACTCGTGTCAGTAAGCTAGTCTTACAAAACAAAGAAGCCCCGCCCCCTCAGCTCGAGGAGACGGGGCTTCTTTGCGTCTTACGGGATGACGACCGTGACGTGCGTGTATGACACAACCTCCACGCGTGTCATGTTGCCTTCAGCCAACGCCGTGACCGTCTTCCAAATACGGTCGTTCGCTATCTGACGCGTCTCTACCGGTTCAGGCTTGCGACGCGTCCGCGCCTCCGGGTTATGAGCTTTCGTCCTTCTGGCCATCGTGTCCTCGCTTCTTGAGCCTCTGAGTCTTGCCGGTTGTTCGGAGCTTCGTCGGCTCCATCCGCGCTCGCGGACGGGTGGGCAAGTCGACGGGTGTCCCCTTGGCGAAGACCTTCTTCACCGGGGCTGCGTGATGCTGACAGAGGTCGACCGCCGTGGCTTGACGGTCTCCATCCGTAAAGATGATCAGCGTGGTAACGTCACCAACGCAAGTCCGGGCATTGTGGAAGTCACAGACTAAAGACTCAATTCGCACGGGTATCCCTTCGTCCGAACGGGATGACGTTGGCGGGCGTAGCACGAGAGGCGAACATTGGCTTCCCCCGAAGGTCACGGTTCCGGGCGTAGCGCTCCACGTCGAGACCGAGGTAAAGCTCCGTCGTGATGGAGTTCTTGTGACCGAGCATCACTTGAATCCGGCGTAGTGCGCCGTCGTAGCCCATGTCTACGAGCGAGTCGAAGTAGGCTCGAGCTCCGGAGCGTCGGAGGGTGTGTTCTCCTTCTCCTGCGGTCTCGTATCCGCACCTCTTGAGCACGGACTGAACGACCCGGTGAGGATGCCCGATGGGATTCGTCGGGTCGATATGCGCCGAGCCCGCAATAAGCCGACCGTTCGGTTCACGCTTCTTCGGAACAGTCCCGGCAGGAATCAAGTAATGCTCGGGCGAGATGGCAAAAAGCGAAGACGTGTATTCGAGCTGATCGGCAAGATAAGGCCTCAGTTCTGAGACGATGGGCATCGCATCACGCTTACCCGTCTTCACTCTGAAAATATCTATCTCATCTCGGTCGAGGTGAACGTCCTTCACGCGGAGCTCCTTCTGTTCCGACGCGCGGAGGAAGAGGAACAACCCGGTCGCGATGACGCTCCGCTCTCGGACGGTGCGACACGCGCCTAGCAGAGTAGCCCACTCCTCGAACGGGATGCGGGTACGCGTCGCCTCGGCGGGGACGACACGTCGCCATTGGAAGAAGGGGTCGGAGTCCGGAGGCATGAGCCCGCTCCCCCGACACCATGCGAAGAACGTCTTGAGCTGACCGATGCGCTCGTACCGGGTACGGGGCGACCATGCCATCTCGTTGAAGAACGTGACGAGCTCCGGGCGTCCGAGCTTGCGGACTTGGATGCGACCGCATGACCTCGCGAGCATCCCGAGCGTCGACTCTCTCCCCCGGATGGTTCCCTCTGCCAGACCTACCGCGCGACAGTCCTCGAGGAACGCCGCCACGGCCTCTTCAACGGTGCTCGACACCTAGTCCTCCTTCGTCGGAGGTTCAGGATAGCGCCGTGTGTCATGTTGCGTTGGCGGCAATGAAGATGAATTCAGCCAATGGCTCTGACCTGCGCTTTCGTGTGGGTGTCCGATAGCAACGTGTCACGGTTGCGCTCGCGTTGAGTAACCGCTAGCCTCCTCAGCGTTACGCCGAACGAGGGAAGGACGGGCATGGCTGCGCCTCGGCTTCTGCCTCCGACGCAGGAGCTCCGCAAGCTCGTCGACGCGGGGCTGACACACGCCGAGATAGCGGAGTGGGTCAAGGAGCACACGGGTCTCATCGTGTCACGCTCCGCCGTGTCGAGCGCACTCCACCGGGCGGGGCTGACCGCTGAGGCTCCACGGTACAAGGACGAGCTCCCCTGGCGGGTGCGCGCCGAGCACCTCACTCAGTACCCGGCGCGGATGCTCCGCCTCCTCGGTCGTCGTCGCGCGGGCATCGAGCTCGGACGTGAGGACGTCATCCGGCTCGACGCGTGGCTCGAGGGGTTAGAGGAGCAAGGTCTCGTCGTCGCCTACGTCCCCGCAGGTTCGGGGTTCATCTACGTCACCGCCGACGAGGTCGGCGACGGCAAGAACGGCATCCCCATCCGCACCCGCCCCATCGACCTAGAGGAGCTCGAAGAGTAATGGGAACCCGTTGGACGCTGCCCTTCTCGGACGCGTTCTCCCGTAAGTTCCGTGCCGGCGACTCCGAGGCCTACGTCGGGGCGACCGACGTCGTGGTCATCTCCAAGCCGTTCACGCCCGGAGAGGATGCCGTCGTGTCGTGGCTCCTCGGTCAGGACTCCACCTACCTCGAGGAGGCGTATGCGCTGCCCGACGGGCGTGACCTCTTCCTCATGCGTCGCGAGCACCGGCTTCAGACGCTCGCCTCAGCGATCCGCGAGCACAACTTTTTCGTCTCGCGTTCCCTCCACGCAACCTTCAAGGACTGATTGAGATATGACACGCCGGGACGGGGATATGACTCACGGGCTCTCGGAGTCTCTAGGCTTGGACTTGGTAGACCTCATTCTGTTGGAGGTGCTCATGGCACTCATCGAAGCCCCGTCTCACGGGTGCGTCATCGGTCAGTCCATCGCGACACTCCCCGAGCCGACGCGTGGAATGTTCGCCACGCTCGTCGACTCGCCGGTGTCGGCGGACAAGCTCGCCGTCGCCATGCGCGACGAAGCCATCCCCGGCTCCGCCTCCGCCATCCGCTCGCACCGTCGAGGGGAGTGCGTCTGTCACCTATCGAAAGGCACTACATGACCTCATCACTAGAACGGCTCCTCGCCGTAGGCGTCAACGGTCACGCGACCGAAGTCAGGCACGGCAAGAAACACAAGCATCCCTCCGGATGGACTCCCGGAGTGTCTCTCTCCCGTGACGGCGGAGCGATTGTCTCCGAACCTCGGGCATCGGCTCCCGATGATTGGGACTCCCTCCTCGTCGAGCTCCTCCCGGCGGGCATGAACCCCGAAGACTTCGAGGTGGAAGGTGATTCCGTTGAGGTGCGCGCGTGGGACGCGAACGTCGGCGACGGCGAGACGACCCGTCTCTACTACTTCAAGGCTCGCGTCAGGCGTCGTCATGAGCTCGTCCCCGGCGTCAACATCGACGACCTCGTGGACGCTGCGCGCAAGCGCCCGGTCAAGAAGACGCTCGAGGTCGACGCTGAGCGCGTCTACTTCTTACAGATTACCGACCTACAGGCAGGACAGTCCGACGGTAGGGGTGTCGAGGGAATGGTGGAGAAGGCTCTCGAATTGGGTCGCCTCGCTTTGGGCGACCTTAAGATGCTCGCGAAGTCCGGGCATCCCGCGTCGGCCGTGTTCATCCCCATCACCGGAGACCTCGTCGAGGGGATTGACGGATGGTACGCCACTCAGACCTTCAGCGTTCAGCTCGACCGACGCGACCAAGTGAAACTCGTCCGACGACTCCTCACCGAGTTCCTCCTCGAGGTCGCCTCGTTCGGTCTGCCGATCCACGTCGCCGTCGTCCCCGGCAATCACGGCGAGAACCGTATGGGCGGGAAGGCGTTCACCACTCTCGGAGACAACGACGACGTCGCCGTCGTGGAACAGGTCGCCGAAGCGTTCGCCCTGGCGGGACATGACGAGGTGACGTTCTCGTTCCCGTCGAAGGAACGTCTCTCCCTCACCGTTGACGTCCTCGGTCACGTCGTGGGTCTCACGCATGGTCACGTCGCCCGTGGAGGCACGGGAACCGAGGGGAAGATTCTCGCATGGTTCAAGGCGATGGCCGCGACCCGTGACCCGGTCGGCGACTCCGACCTCCTCTTTACCGGTCACTACCATCACGCCCGCTTCCAACAGCTCGTCGGTGACACGCAATGGATTCAGGGCGGGGCGTTGTGCGACGCGTCCTCTTGGTTCTCTCAGACCGCCGGCTTGGTGTCGGACCCCGTCGTGATGAAGGGGACGATCACCCGCGAGCGCGCGGTCGAAACAATTCTCCCGCACTCATGGGCGCGGACAGTCGAAGAAACGAAGGTGCTCTAGTTGGTTACTGAGGCCGATATCGACCTCGCTCGGAAGGTTGCTTACCGTATCGGCTCGAAGTGGTCGGCGGTCGAGATTGAAGACCTCACGTCCGAGCTCATCCTCTGGCTCTACGAGCATCCGGGGAAGGTCGGCGAGTACCGTCGTAACGGTGACGAGGGCAAGCTCGGCGTGGCTCTGCGCCGGGTCGCGGCATCGTATTCGGTGAGGCAACAGGAGCATCGTGCGGGCGGTCTCATCACGCAGGACGCGCCTTACACGTTCGCGCAGATTGAGCGCGCTCTCCCGTTCATGTGGGAGTCGACGCCGGAGACTCTCGTCCTCGAGGTGGGGAACCGTCCGGCTCAGTCCATCCCGTCGGAGTTCGGTCTCGCTCAGGCGATTCTCATCGACCTTCGGGACGCGTTCTCTCAGCTCCCCGACGTCCTCAAGACGACGCTCACGTTGCGCTTCCGCGACGGGGAGACGTTCCACACCATCGCGTCCCTCATGGACGTCTCCGAGATGGGAGCGTTCAAGCGGGTCGCTCGAGCTATCGAGACGATGCGGGACTACTTGTCAGGCGAGTCTTACGTCGGTCGTTAGGGCTCGTCCCTCCCCATACTCCGAACGTCTCCCGGTTGTCCATCGCGTAGGACGCGCATAGCTCGAGAACGGGACACTCCAAGCAAAGAATCTTGGCGTAGCGGGTCATCAAAATCGAATTGGTGTCCTCCGCATCGTTGACGAATAAGTCCGGTGCTCCCTGGCATGGCGTTCCGTTGGTCAATTCAATGGCCTTGTTCAGGTCGTCAAGTGTGGTTATCAAAATACCCTCTTCAATGTTGTTCAATGTCGGACACTATGACTATAGTCGAAATGATAGAAACGAAAAACCCCCGGAAATCTTCGGGGGAGAAGAACGTCGGGGGCTTTCGTGCCACCGGTAAGAGAGGGAAACCGATGACAGATAAAACACTACCCGATGACTACGGGACGAAGGCTCGCTTCTTGGCGAGTCTCGAGAATGGTTCGCCGGAATGGCTCGCGCTGCGGAGCACGGGTCTCGGCGGATCGGATATCGGAACCATCATGGGGCTGAATCCTTACGAGTCCGCGTTCACGCGTTGGGCGAAGAAGACGGGTCGCATCGACGACGCCGTCCCCATGAACGAGGCGATGGAGTGGGGGAACCGTCTCGAGCCGGTCGTCCTCGACAAGTTCGCCGACGAGCACCCGGAGGTCGTCGTCCACCGCAACGTGGGGACGTGGGCTCATCCGGAGCTCGAGTGGGCTATCGCCAACCCGGACGCCATCTTCCAACGTGGGGACGAGTTCGGAATCGTGGAGGTGAAGACCGCTCAGTACGAGGACGCATGGAGTGCGGGAGTCCCGGCGCATTACGAGGCTCAGGTTCAGCATTACCTCAACGTGTTCGGCTATGCCCGCGCCTACGTCGTCGTCCTCTTCCACGGGAACCGTTGGCGTGAGTACGAGCTCGAAGCGAACCCGCTCTTCCAAGAGCTCTCGGTGGAACGTGCGACGGAGTTCCTCGAGCTCGTCGCCTCGGACACTCAACCCGAGTTCGACGGTGCGCTCTCCACCTACACGACCGTCCGCGCCCTTCACCCGGCTATCGAGGACGAAGAGGTGGAGCTCGGATGGCTCGGTGTCGAATACTTCACCGCCGAAGGCAAGTATCGCGAAGCCGAGTCGGAGCTGAACAAGGTGAAGTCCTACATTCTCGACGGCATGGGAACCGCCAAGCGCGGTCTCGTCGAGGGCGAGTGGGTCTTCACGCGTCAGGCTCGCGGTCAGGGAGACCCTTACCTTGTCACCAAGCGCCGATAGCAACATGACACAGAAGCTTCGCATTGGGTCTTTGTTCTCCGGTTACGGAGGGCTCGACCTTGCCGTCGCGAAGGTCTTCGACGCCGAAGTCGTTTGGGATTGCGAATGGGACGACGCTCCCTCTGCGATTCTCGAGCGCAACTTCCCCGGCGTACCGAATTATCGGGACGTCTCCAAGGTCGATTGGGCTTCGGTTGAGCCGGTCGACATCCTCACGGGAGGGTTCCCGTGCCAAGACCTATCGCTCGCAGGTAAGCGGGCAGGACTAAGAGAAGGGACAAGGAGTGGACTTTGGTCGGAGTTCGTCGAAGCGATCGACGTGCTCAAGCCCCGCTTCGTGGTAATTGAAAATGTCAGAGGACTACTATCAGCGAACGCCCATAGCGACGTGGAACGATGCCCGTGGTGTATGGGAGAGGCCGGGGACGGCGAGTCTCCTTTGCGAGCATTGGGAGCCGTACTCGGAGACTTGGATTCCCTCGGGATGGATGCGCGATGGGTCGGTGTTCGAGCTGCCGATGCGGGAGCTCCTCACAACCGGTTCCGTGTCTTCATCGTCGCCTATCCCCGAGGAGAGTCTTCTCCGTTCGCCGAAGGCTAGCGAGGGTCAGGGCGGAGCTCTCGGTGAGGCTGAGGCTCTGCGCCGCGGGAACACGGTCGGAGTGCGTGACCAAGTTCTCGACCTCCTGGCGGAGCAAGGCCAGAAGGTGAGCCGTGCCGAACGGAACGAGCTTCTTCCGACGCCGAACACGATGGACTCGTTGGCTCCTCGCGACGGTGAGGCGCGTGAGCGTCAGCTTCACCGTGGCGGGTCGGATAGTCGTCGATCGTCGACCGGGAACCTCCGGGAAGACATCCTCGACCTCCTCCCCACGCCTATCGTCCGCGACTACAAGGACGGGAGCTCGGCGGTCACTCGTGACGAGCGCGGCGGAGTTCAGGCCGACACGGTCGCCCGTGCCATCTTCAACTCCGGCGAGGTTCTCCTCCCGACCGTGACGACGTCAGAAGCGACGGGAGCCGGCAAGCACGGCGACGGCGGGGACAACCTCCGGACGGTCGCTCAGGACGTCATCTCATGGGGACGCTTCGAGCCCGCCATCCGCAGGTGGGAGAACGTCCTCGGACGACCCGCACCGGAACCCACCAAGCCCGACGGGAAGGACGGAGCTCACCGACTGAGTTCACGCTTCACCGAATGGATGATGGGACTCCCCGACGGATGGGTCACCGACGTCGGCCTCACCCGCACCGAAGAGCTCAAGGCTTGCGGGAACGGTGTCGTCCCTCAGCAAGCGGAATACGCGCTCCGCCTCCTCCTAGGGGGGGGGACGGTGACGTTCGAGCGTCCCGAGGGGAATGTTCTCCCGACTCCGATGGTCTCCGACACGTTCACGGGGAAGCTCAAGAGCACTCAACAGAAAGAGGGCTCGCTCCACTCCGTGACACTCCCTCAAGCGATAGCAATGATCACACCACCGCAACAAGACACAGAGAGGTAACAAACTAATGACAGAGAACACACTCACCGCCGGCGAGGTCATCGCCTCGGTCATGCGCGACGTTCAGTCCGTCGCGAAGAAGGACAGGAACGAGTCTCAGAAGTTCAACTTCCGAGGCATCGACGCCGTCATGAACGCCGTAGGTCCCGCGCTGCGCAAGGCGGGAGGCTTCATCGTCCCGACCGTCGAGAAGGCCGACTACCAAGCCATCCCGTCGAAGTCCGGGGGAAGCCTCAACGTCGCCCACCTCGAGGTCTCCTTCTCCGTCTACGGACAGACCGGCGAGCCCATCATCGGGACGGTCGTCGCGGAAGCGTTCGACTCCGGAGACAAGGCAACCGCGAAGGCGATGAGCGTCGCCTACCGCACGTTTCTCCTTCAGCTCCTCTGCCTCCCCACCGATGAGCCCGACCCGGACTCGTTCTCGTACGAGATGGGTGAGGTGCTCGCTGATTGGTCGAGCGCTCTCGAGACCGCATCGACCCGTGACGACCTCCTCAAGCTTTGGGGAGAGGCGAAGTCGGCTCGAGCCCCGAAGAAGGTTCTCGAAGCCATCGAAGCCAAGGGGAAGACACTATGAGCCCCTCAAGTGCCGCCGACCGAGCCATCATTCACGCCGCCGTCATCCAACTCACCGAGCTTATGTGGGAGATGCGTCGGGGAGGTAAGGACTCGACCGCCGTGGAGGCTCACCTCCGTCTCCTCGCGACGAAGTTGGCTCGCGCATGACCGAGCTGAGAACCCCCGACGGAATCATCCGGGAGCTCGTCGAGATTCGTGACCGGACGACGCGCGGGCTTGAAGCTCTCCGCCTGGCGGAGGCCGAAGCGACCGACGCGAAGTTCACCGCCGAGAGGATGGAGCTCACCGTCTACCTCGAGGCTCAAGGAACGATGGGAGACCGGAACGCGGTCGCCAAGCTGAAGTCCGAGGATGCTCGCCGATCCGCTGAGGAAGCGAAGAAGAAGGTCGACTACATCAAGGAGCACTTGAAGGCTCTCGAGCGCTCGCAGATGAGCGTTCAGACTCAGGCGCGCCTCGTCGAGTCCATGTATCGGGGAGCGGGTCAAGGTGAACGCTAAGACCTTCTCCAAGTACCTCGCCCGCGATGGCGGGTGTCTTCATTGCGGGGAACGCGACGCGGTCTCTCCTCAGCATCGGGCGAATCGTGGGATGGGCGGAAGCAAGAAGCGCGACGTCCCCTCGAACATCATCGTCCTATGCTCCGAGCTCAATTCGCTCATCGAGTCGAACGCGCATTATGCGCGCGCTGCGCTCGACAAGGGATGGAAGCTCTCCACTCATGCGAACCCCGAGGACTCCCCCGTCTACGACGCGAACCTCGGCGCATGGTTCTTACTCACCGACGACTTCAAGAGAGAGGAGTTGACCGTTGCCGATCGTTAGAAGCCGACACTCGTTCGACGAGCAATACACGACCATCCCGAACACGTGGATTCGAGACCCGAAGCTATCACTCAAGGCGAAGGGTCTCCTCGCTCAGCTCATGAGCCACACGCCCGGATGGAGCGTCACGATTCGTTCTCTCGCCGAGGCGAACCTCTGCGGCCGTGACCTCATCGCGGGAGCCATCGCGGAGCTCGAGGAGCACCGTTATCTCAAGCGCCGGCAGGAGCGAACAGACGACGGACGCTTCTCGGAGACCGTGTGGGAGACGTGCGACCCCACCGTGACGGATAAACCGTTGCCGGAAAACCCGTCACCGGATAATCCGGCCTATAAGAAGACCATTACTAAAGAAGACCAAGTTAAAGAACATCCTCAAGCGGAGCTCGAGGGCTTGTTCGAGGCTTTTTGGAAGGTCTATCCGAAGAAGGTCGAGAAGCTCGACGCCCGTAAGGCGTTCGACAAGGCGTTCAAGGAGCACGGTCACGTCGTCATCGGTGGGGCGATCGCTCTCAGCGAAGACCCGAACCTCCCACCGAAGCAATTCATCCCGTACCCGGCTTCGTGGCTTCGTGCGGGGGGATGGACGAACGAGCCCTATCCGCCCCGTGAGCGCACGAAAGAGGAGCTTGAGGCTCTGGCACGGGAACGCGCTGAAAAGGCGCGAGAGAGGGCTCTAGAGGCTTCTAGGGCGTTGTCTGAGGAGATGCGTCTCGCTCGGGAGAACGCTTCGGAGGCTCCACGCTGCGAACACGGGAAGAACATCGCGACGTGCCTCCCGTGCTCTAAGAAACTCGCCGAAACCGCTTCGGTCGAGGACTAACCGAGCCTTTAGGCTCAAAGAGACTCTTGAAAGGAGAGGGCAACATGGCAACTATTACATTCACGGGGTTCGTCGACGACGTCATCACCTCGAAGGCAGGTGAGGTCTTCGCGTTGAAGGTCGCCGAGCCTCACTACAAGAAGGACGGCGACGAGTTCATCTCGAACGGTCGCACGTTCTTCAAGGTCATGCGCGGGTGGGGCGCAGAGTTCGACCTCGCGGCGTTCGCACCGGGCGACAAGGTGGAGGTCTCCGGCAAGCAGAAGACCGAGTCCCGCGACTATGACGGGAAGACCTACTACGACCTCGTCGTGAACGCCGAGTCGATCAGCATCGTCACGAAGGGCGAGCCGAAGGTTGACGCCGGCGAGTGGGCTACCTCCGCGCTCGGAGCTACCGAGCTCGACCCATCGGCTCCGTTCTAACCGTGCGCTCCATCACCTTCTTCATTCATGGGGAGCCCGCTCCTCAAGGCTCTAAGAAGTACGTCGGAAACGGTCGCTTCGTCGAGTCGTCGAAGAAGGTCGCCCCCTGGCGGGAGGCGGTCGCTAAGGCCGTCTCTCTCCTCGGGGAGTGGGAACAATTCACGAACCCCGTCGAGGTGACGGCGACGTTCTACCTTCGTCGTCCCCCGTCGGTGAAACGAGCGCTGCCGTCGGTCGCCCCGGACTTGGACAAGCTTCAGCGATCCCTCGGCGACGGGCTCTCCATAAACGCCCGCAACGATGAAGGGGTCACGTTCCTCGCGGACGACTCCCTCATTGTGAAGTGGAATACGAAGAAGTATTACGCGGACACGAATCCGATGGGCGCTGACGTCACCATCACCGAGGTCGACGAGGTTCCGATGGCAATTCTCGACACGCCGAAGAAACTTTAGTTTGACATTCAACTAAATGGGACAAGAATAGAAGTATCACCGAGCGGGAGGTTCCCGCCGAAGAGAGGAAACAATGAACACCACCGACATCAAGACCGAGACCGTCACCTTCAATTGGGAAGCGTTGGACTTGTACGAGTACCGCTACCTCAACACGCTCATCGGTTGCCGAGTCGTCTACACGGCGACCGACGGCAAGAAGCTCATCGGAGTCATTGAGGACGCTGAAGGAAGCAAGTTCACCAACAGGAAGCCCGTCCGTATCCGTTTCGCCGATGGTGGATGGGCTAACCTCGCCGACACCTTCGAGATGGTGATGGCTTCCTAATGTTTGCACTCATCATTGACGGAGGAACCTACGACGACCACGCCATCATCTTCGACACCGTCGAGGAAGCGTGGGCATGGGCTGAAGCCCGTCCGTGGCTGAACGACCACCGGGTCATCTCGGTCATCACGAAGGACTCCGTCGCATGAACCGCTCGAAGACCTACTACCGCGTCCGCACCGTCGTCCGCATCATCTTTTGGACGACCTTCATCGTCGGAGGATGGGCTCTTGCGTGTTCATTCGCCCCGAGTGTCCTCGGATAGCAACATGACACACGACGAGACATACGACTACACGCACCTCAAGGCGCAAGCGCTCGCCGACTATCGCGAAGAGCTCGACCGCTTATTCCCGACCACCGACCCGTCGGACTATCGAGATGAGCTGAAGCTCTTCTACATGGCGACCGTCATGGCTATCGGAACCGTCATCCTCGGCATCGTCGCCGTCGTTGTAGCACTAACCAACTAAGAGAGAAGAAGAACATGGCTCACGCCCGTAAGACCGACCCCATCACCTCCCACGATGCTGCGCACTCCATCGGAGACGTCACGCTGACTCAGGAGTACGTCCTCAAAGCCCTTCAAAAGCCCCGTACGGACGTTCAGCTCGTCGAGGCGTACCGCAAGACGAAGCTCGCACCCGTCGCCTCTGAGAGCGGAATCCGTTCCCGTCGCGCCGAGCTCGTCCGTCTCGGTCTCGTCCATGACACCGGACTCAAGGTTGTCCTCCCGTCTGGCCGTCGCGCGATTGTTTGGGGACGGACGAATGGCTAGGACGAAACCGATCCCCCTGGCGGAGCGTCTCGCGATGCTCGAGAAGGAGCGTCTCGACACGTCCTACCTCGACCACGGACGTCAGGCACGTCAGAACAGTATCGACGTTCAGGCACGGGCTCAGCTCATCTCTGAGGAGATGGTGAAGGCTCGCGTGGACGTCGTCATGAGCCGGGAGCGTAAACGCTTCGACTCTCGCCTTCAGAACACTCGCAAGCTCTACTTCCACGCCGGAAGGTACGCCGCGGGAGTGCGTGACGAGTCCGCGACGAAAGCTCACGCCGTAGTCCTCGAACAGGAGGATAAGGCATGAGCGTCCTCGACTCGACCGCTAACAATGCGGAGCGGGATGACGTCACGATGACGATGAGCGTGAAGACTTATCGGACACGTCTCCTCAACGCATGGGATGAGGGCGGGGAATACCACCACGTCCAAGGCTTCGAGTCCGGCGTCGCTTATGAGCGAGAGCGCATCGTCGCGCTACTAGAACCCATCGCGGGCAAGTGCTCGCTATGTGACTACGACGCGGCCGAGGTCATCGCGCTTATCAAGGGAGGCGACAAGTGAGCGAGATTAAAGATGAAATTGACGCAGGTACAGCAATTAAAGAAGTGCTTAAAGAGGCTTGGATAGTAGCGCATATAGAGGGCGCAGAAGAGTTTCTTGAAGTATTACACGATTGGCTTCACGAACTTGACCTTGCCTATATCGCTGGGGATGAGGCAGACCCCGACTCCGAGCTTCACATGGCATTTCACGACGATAAGGTCGGAAAGCTATACGAGGCAATGTGTGACCACTTCGCGCTTATCAAGGGAG